ATCAGGAAGCGATCGGATTCGAGCGAGGCTTGATCGATTTGTCCCCGGCGATCTGGGAACAGGGCATGCGCGATGTCCGTGTCGACCCATTTCGAGCGGGTCATATATCGGCAGTCGGACATATCTTTTTCGATCGAGGCGCTATCCCAGAGGATATTTCGCCACGTCTCATAGCGGGTATAGACGGGCTCGCCGTCGTCCTCGCCTTGCACGCCGGTCTCGATCCAGCCAACGCCAACCTTGACCGCATCTTCAAACGCCATGCTGGTGGCGAATTGGGAGCGGTTTACGTCGGCGAGATATTTAAGAAGCTGGGTTTTAAGCTCAGCCGCTTTGCTGTCTTCCTTGCCGCGCGGCAGAACCTTAAACTGCGTCCGGCTGCGCTTTTCGGTGCCAAGGACGATGTTGATCGACGGGGCGATCTGGTTATAGACGATCGGCACTTGGCCGCGGTCCCGCAACTCGCGGGCGTCCGCATCCGACCACTGGTTACCGTCATAAAACTCCTGATCCAGCGCTTGCTCGGCGCGATTGGTCTCCTGCCGGCGCAGCTCGCGGATGTAGAAGGCCATGAGCTTGCGATGCAGCTCTTGGTTATCCTGCGAGTCTAGGTCAGAAGGTTTCCGAGCTAAAGCGACCTCCGCCTTGGGGATGCGCTCCCATGGCGAGTCATTCTTGGCTGTCCCTTTAGAGAAATCGAGGGACGTCGATCCGTATGGTTCGTCAGACATTCTCGATAATCTCCGAATGGTGCTGCTTGCCGCTTTGGTCGGTGCGGATCGCATCCGCGACGACGACGGCCTCAGTTGGTTTGGGCGGGATGTTGATTAGGTCGCCGATGTTGTCGCGAATGATCGACGTGATTTTCATGATCTTCATCGTGTCGAAGCCGAACCCAAGATTGGTGGCGAAGAGACACGAGACGCGGGCGCAATGAGCGCCGTCGCCGTCCTTCTCGTCCCAGACCCAGGCTTGGCTCATGGGAACGACGCAAGGCGTGATGTATTCAGTCCCGAGCTTGGCGGTCGGAACGAGGCAAAGCGCCGGCTTGCGATCTTTGCCGAACCAGGTGCCGAATAGCGTGATGTCGCCGTATGGGCGTTCGAAATGAACCTGCGTCAGGTCGAGATCGTAGCGAGGTTGCGTCATGCGGCCCATCCTGACGTGTTGCGGCGTTTCGGGACTGAGCCCGATGACGTTGAATAATCTTCCCAGCCTTGGGCGAACTGCCGAAAGGCGTCGGCCGCTTCCGAATGTTCATCGTGGCGTGGCTTGTCGGACCAAACGGCGAGGCGTTCGTTCCATTCCTTGCGATAGAGCGAGAGGTGCGCGAGCCCTTCGGCGCAATTGGTTTCGTCAAACCAAGCCTGGCTGAACTTGGCGCGGACCATTTGAATGCCGGTCAGGATGTCATCGACGCGCGGGACGATTTGAAAGCGCCATCCGGGCGCCAGCTCTTCCAGCATTTCGATTGGGCTTGCGACGCGCGCGCCTTGCTGGCGTTTGTGCTCGGCGTCGTGCGGCAGGAAGTGTGTTCCCCAAATCCAGCCGCGCGATTGCATGCGCTGAATGAAATAGCCGTAGGGCTCGCCCCAGGCTTCGTCGAAGGCGATGAATCGATGCTCAGCTCCGACCCTCTGGTGAAACCAGATGGCCGTGCCATCGCGGGAGCCGATGTCCCAGAAGGTGTTGACCGGGACGTTTGAGACGTGCGGAACGCGGCTGATGCGTCCGTCTCGGCGCGCTGTCGCAAGCTGAATGGCGTAGTAGGTGCCTTCGGTGCTTTGCGCGAAAGGCTCTTCGACTGTTGACGGATATTCCTGAAACATGCGTTCCGGATCGCCGGCGAAGTCGGAGTTTTTGGTTTTCGTATACCAGGCACGCTGTCGCAGGTTCAGGCTTGAGCTTGTCTCGCCTTCCACCTTGTCGAAATACTCGTGCTCTTTGGGCGTGATGACGACGTTTGTGGGGTCGAGCTGATATTCCTCGGCCATGTGCCAAGGGTAGAAATGCAATTGCCAGTCGCGCTCGGTGAGGATCGCGCCTTGCTGCTCAAGCTCCTGAGCCCGTTTGCAAAGCTCGTAAAAATGGCCGCCTTGTCCCTCAGCGGTGGACTCGATGACCGCAATGCCGTCGAGCGGAACGGCAGGGAGCGAACCAGTGATGACCTCGTTCGCCTTTTCGGGATATTTCGCGCAAATCTTGGCGAACTCTGAGACGTGCAGGCGGTGGATGGTCGAGCCGCGCAGCGACGTGGCGACGCGCAGCGACGAGTTGTTGTGAGCGAATAGAAGCTCGCTTGCGCTGTCTTTGGCGAGCGGCATGACCTCGCGCATAGCAGCGGGCAGGTTGTCGTAGGCGAACTTTACCTTGTCTCGGAAGATGCTCTCCGCCGTCTCACGATCCTGGGCGACGATGCCGCAGCGCTGATTGGGCTCGAACAGCGCGTGATCCAGCCACATGATCGCCACGAGCGTCGAGAAGCCAAGCTGGCGGCTTTTGAGGATCAGGTTGCGATTGTGGAGGTTCTCGATCAGCCGGATTTGCGCCGGGTTTGGTCGAAACGGGATGACGGTTTTGCCGTCATAGGCTTCCGAGCTTTTGACGATGATTTTGTAAAGGCCAGAGCTGATCCGCGTGACTGGATCGGCGAATTGTTCTTTCAGCTCCGGGGAGAAGACGTTCATCGCTTCACCCGCAGACCAGTGCCTTGGAGGTCGGAGAAGAATCCGACGAGCGGGTTATCAGCGTCGCCCTGAAGTTTGAGCTTGTCGTTCCAGGTGCCGAGGTGGCGGCCTAGCAGCTCTGCGCCTTTGAGGACGGCCGAGGAATCGAACTTGTATTCGCCGGTTGGGTTGCCCTCTCTGTCGAGAACCGGCTCGGCCTGGCTGCATCGCTCGATGGTTTTCTGGATGACGTCGAGAACGTAATCCTGATCGATGTTTTTGCGCTTGGCCCGTTCGGTCTTGGCGATCTCGATTGCGGCTATGACGTTCGCATAGGTCAACAATCTTGACCCTTGCTGCTTTGCCGCCTTCGGCGAATAGCCGCATCGGATCGCTGCTTGGGTCGCGTTCAGATCAACTAAAAATTCCCGCACGAACTGGCGCTGCTTTTCAGTCAGCTTCGACGGGTCGCCGGATTTGGCCTTGCTATCCATCCGTTCACGCAAAGAAGGCGCGTCTGGCGCGCTAGGAGAATATCTGATCCTCTAAGGGGTAGCGATTGGATAGCGTCCTGTCAATCGGATGACGTCCGATTGGCGGCGGGCTGTTAAGCGAGAGCATGGCTATTCAAAAGGCCAAAACAATTTCTCCACGCGAATATATATATCCCCAAACGCGGGGTAGAAACTCCCCCTAGTAAGTAAGGGGTATAAACTATACACGGTATATATATGAATAATTATATATTATTAATATATTATCTTATTATCAATGACTTAAAGACCATTGTTGACAAATGGAGTAATTTTCAAAATGTGGAGTAATTATTTTGAAAGTCATCCACGTTTTGAAAATGTCACCCTATACCTTCCACGACCCTGATCCTCGGCTCCGGAGCCTGTTAAGATTTTCTTAACCCTATCGGATATTTCGTCCGATGGATCGGATATTGTCGCTTGATAATAGGATAATATCGTATATTATGCTCCTATAAATCGGAATCAATCCGATTGGAAAAGGAGCCTTCGATGTTAACCGATAGCCAGTTCATCGCCCTTCTTGTGGCCTCGCCGTTCCTGCTCTTGTCGATCGTCTTTGCGATCGGAGCAACTGCGATCTCCCGCTGGGACGCCCGCTAATGGACGCCCAGATTGACGAGAAAAAAGCCGGCGGACGCCCCTCACACGGGCTCCGCCTCAAGGCGATCTTCTTCCTTTCCGAGAGCCTGATGAACCGGATCAACGAGTGGCGGAACGGCCAGGAGGTCGTCCCGTCATTCTCTGCTGCGGTCCGCGTCTTGATCTCCCGCGCCCTCGAACAAGAGGCCGGCAAATGATCGATGCCGACAAGATCAACCTGCTGCTGCGCCGGCTGCGCCGTCTCAAGAACCTCTCTCGCGTCTCTGCGGTGCGGGTGGCGCTCGATGCCGGCTTCATCCTCTCCGAGGTCGAGCGGCTGATCGATGCGGCTTTGGCGATCGAATGCGAGCGGCGGGGGATGGCGTGATGAACGATCGCACCTGCCAGACCTGCCGCTACTGGTCGGAAATGGTCGCCTCGTTCGTCACCGACCTGGAGGCGGCTTGCTTGAGCGGCGACGGTCATCACGCCGGCAAAATGACGCCGCGCTGGCACACCTGCCCGTCGTGGGCTGATGGCGTGCTGGGGGCGATCGATACGCCTGGCGTCGATGCTGACGCGCTGCTGACCAGATACGCCGAAATCGACGGGGCGCTTCCATGACCGAGGCGCTGGTCGAAAAGCCTCGCAACAAGGGCGGGCGCCCGCCGACCGGATCAACCGAGATCGGAATCCGGATGTCGCCCGAGCTGCTGCGCTGGCTCGACGAATGGCGGGCGTCGCGCCTCGATCACCCAACCAGGCCGGAGGCTGTCCGGCAAATCATGAATTTCTTTCGTAAGTCAGTGGGGGAGCAATGACCGAGACAAGTTTTACGCCAGGGCGCTGGTTCGCCATGGGCTGCGATGTGAAGCCGCTAGGCGACAAGCCATACATCTGCTGGACCGGAACGCCGGAGCGCGAGAAGGACGAGGCGCGGGCAAACGCCAATCTGATCTCGGCCGCGCCTGAAATGTATGACGTGCTGCAAAGGGCGATGGGGTTCATCGAGGCAGAGCTAGAAAACCGCGAAGATGGTGTCTTCCCTGACGACGCGCCTTACATCGCTGTCCCGAAAAGCATCCTGAACCAGATCGACACCGTGCTGCGCAAGGCGCGTGGCGAAGGGGGCTTCTGATGTTCATTCAGGACATCCACGACGCCCAGCGTCTTTACAAAAAAGAAGCTTTGGAAGCGCGCGCGATCCTCATCAAAATGTGCGGGGGGATGATGCCGCCGCGTGTGCCAGGCATGGACACTGTGACGCGGCTTGCATGGCGAATCCGCTGCGGCCGGACGCCGGAAGAGGCTGCGGTGCGTGAATACGTTTACCGCTGGAACCTCGCAAACCGATCGCCTGTGTTTGGGGCGCCTCACATAATCGGAATGTGACAATGAACAAGAGACCTACAATCACCTATGAAATTAAGCTCGCCGCCGCTCGTGAAGTGGTGAAGACAATCAGATACGACATAGACCCCAAAGCGAACGATGAAGATATGGCGAAAGACATAGCTGATTGTGGATCGTGGCACGATGACGGGTATTCGCTCGCAAAGCAGCTCGATGACATGAAGCATTGGTACATTGACGAGCAATATGTGGAAGCTCTCGCTAACTTCCCATATTACTTATCTCGTGAACTCGACAAAGCGATAAAAAAGTGGGTCGATGAAAACGAGATAAAACCACCGTTTCCCATAAAAACACGAGTGAAGCTTCACACTGGCGAGACCGGCGAAATCACCACCATACGGCGAGAGACCGCTGAATATCTCATAAAAATCGACGGCGATTCTTTTGCTGATGGTCCTAGCCAGCGCCGCCGTGTCTCAACATTCGAGAGCGTCACCGAACTCGGAATGTGACCATGCGCAAGATCAGCAAATCAGACGTGATGAAAGACGCCCACAAGCTTCGCCGCCAGATGCGTCGTCTTGGCGACGATTGGGATTTTGCGCGCTGTCTTCGTTACGCCTGGGCGAAGGCTAAAGGCAAACGTGAATTGGAGGCCAAAAATGAAAGACAAACAAGTAGGCCGCGCGAGAGAAAAGTCGTTCCCGCCGCCGCGCACCCAGCTTGTTATCGAAACTGTCACCAAGGTCGTCAGCTCGTCGCATCCGTCGCGCTCTAACGAGGTGAATCAGATCACCGTATCCTTGCCGCGCGTGCGCTTTCTCGAACGTCCGGAGCTGGTGGTTGGCTGATGGACAAGAACGAAGCCAAACGCCGGTGGAACGCCGATAATCCCGAGAAGGTGAAAGCCTCGCGGGAGCGATACAATGAGAAGCGCCGCCAAAAGCGGGCGGACCAGGAGTATCGCGCGGCGGAGAACGCCCGGCATTACGAGCTGCGCAAGGACGTGTCGCCAGAGCGCAAGGCCGAGATACAGAAACGAGATCGCGAATATCACCGCCAGTGGCGCCAGGCTAACGCCAAAGAGCGCTACGCCAAGATGAAAGAGCGCATGGCGGCCGATCCGGAATATGCAGCCCATGTCAAAGCGAATTGGGCGCGCAGCTACGCCAAGCAGCCCAAGGCTGGAAACGAGACGCCAGAGCAGCGCGAAAAGCGATTGCAGCGTAAGCGGGAATACCGGGCGAAGAAGGCGCGCGAAGAAAAGATGAAAGACGCGCTTGTGCCTGCGCGGACCAGGGACGCGGCGACCGCGGCGCCGGTCAAAAAGCCGCCCGTATACCACAAGCCGCGAATGGGCCGGATGCAGGCGTTGTCGAAATGGTATGGATATTAGGAGAACGGGATGCAGGTGACTTTGCTTGATGTGATGGGGGATGACGCCGCCGTTGTAGACGCCGCGCGCGTGTCAATGGACAAGGGCGCAGAGAATTTCACGGCCGAGCAGAACGAGCGGCTGATTCAATATCTGGCAAAGCACGATCATTGGAGCCCGTTCACCCATTGCTATGTGAAATTCCGGATCAAGGCCCCGCTATTCGTCGCCCGCCAGCTTTGGAAATCACACATTGGCCTGGCTTCTCAGGACGAAAGCGTCGGGTGGAATGAGGTGAGCCGCCGTTATGTGGACGCTCCGCCTGAAATCTATATGCCGAACGCATGGCGCGAGCGGGCGGATAATGTGAAGCAGGGCAGTAGCGACGAGGTGCATGAGAGTTCAGACGGTTTCATGGAAATAGTGCAAAAGCATTTCGAACGATCCGTTCTGATTTACGAGGAAATGATTCAGAATGGCGTCGCCCCAGAGATGGCCCGCATGGTCCTCCCGCAATCGATGTTCGTGGAATGGATATGGACCGGATCGCTGCACGCTTGGGCGCGCATTTACAACCAGCGCATCGATAACCACGCCCAGCGTGAGACGCAGCAGATCGCCAAGCTGATTGGCGAGGCGATCGAGCCGCTATTTCCGGTTTCTTGGAAAGTTCTGACCAAAGACCATTGTGTCGCACTTATGGGAGAGAAGGAATGACTGACTTCTTTAACACCTATCCCGACCTCGCGAATGTCGAAGACTGGCTAAACGCCAAGGGCTACACGGGTGAAGCCGGTGCATGTCATCAGGCGATGAGTTTAATCCGTAGCCAAGAGAAGCGTATCGCTGACTTGCGTAAAGAAGCTGACATGATGCACAGCGAATACAAGACAGCCCGCGCCAGCATAAACGACTTAAAAGCCGCATTAGAAGCGAAGGACAGGCGGATTTCGGAGTTGGAAAAGATGCTCGCCGTGCATCGTCTGGCGGTGGATGTTGACGCCTTGAAAGCCCGCATCGCGGAACTTGAAGCGGAGAACCGCGCATTGCGGAATGAATATAAAGCTGTAAACCAAGAACTTACTGAAATGCAGGGTAAATACCAAACCACCCGCGCCGCTTTGGGAGAGAAAAACTAATTACCTGGCGCTTGCCAAGATACATGGATTATGGAACCTATGAGACAGTCGGGGAACAGAAAATGAAATATTTCGCTGCAATACTTATCGCCATGATGATCACGAGCGCCGCCGGCGCACAGGAAATGCGCTTTTACAATGACGCGCAGGGCCGCCCGCAGGGATCGGCTACGCGCTTTGGCGACATGACCTTCTACAACGATGCGCAAGGCCGCCCGGTCGGGTCCGCCACGCAATTCGGAAACCAGACCTTTTACAACGACTCGATGGGCCGTCCTATGGGAAGCGCCACGGATTTCGGGGGAGAGTAATGCGTAAGATTCTTGCTGTGTTCGCCATCATGGCTTTGTCACCGGCCTATGCCGGAACGTCAGCCTTAATCAAACAATACGACGCGCTCGACGTTAAATGCCGAGGCGGACACGGCGACGATCCCGCAACTTTGCGGGCATGCGACAAGCGCGAAGCAGTTGGCAAGAAACTGGAAAAGCGCTGCACTTATATCCCGAGCCCGCATCCGACCGGCTGGGATTGCAAGTGACGCGCTGCTAATCCAGCGCCTCGCTTAACCGATACCATTTCGCCTTCTTTCCGCGCTTTGGAAGCTTCACGGCCTCGATCTCGACGATCGTGTCGCTGTCCAACATGGTTTGCAGCACGTCTTTCAGCTCTTTCGATTTGAGCTTGTTGTTGATCCGCTTGGCGATCATGCCCTCCGAGCACTTGCCGCCATAGGCGCGAATGATCCTGACGACATGCTGGGCGTTCTTCTGGAACTCGGTCTCGGACATATACTCGCCCGCGCCAATCATCATTTGCTTGGTCGCCCATTCGGCGACGCCAATCCCCCAGCGCATGTCATCGACTGAAACCGACGGATCACGCGGACGCGCGCCCAGGGCGCGGATCGTGGCGAGCCTGACGGCGTTCTCGGCTGTTCTGGCATAGAAGGCCGCGCGTTCCTCGTCGTCCTCGTATTTGGTGGCGATCGCCTCGACGTGGCGGTCATGGATGGCCTCGACCTCCGGCGACTCCCACGGGACGCGGACCGGCTTGGGCTTTGAATCCCAATGCAGGGGTCCGGCAACGGATTTCATGTCCTTGTAGCTCTCGACGCCGCCGGCGTGCAGCGCGTAAAGGCCATTGATGATCCAGTCCGGCGTGTCCGTCTCGTAGATTGCGATCTTCGGCTTTTGCTTATCCGGCCGATCGTTGAACGAGAAAATCAGGAAGCGGTTCAGGAAGCCGTCAGCCTTGGCGCCCGTCTCGAACGATCCCCAGAAGCGCTCATGCGTCGAAAGCCCGAGGATAGACAGGGCTGGGGCGAAGAATTTCTCGCCGCGGCGGCCGGCATAGCCTGGCGCGCTCCCGTGAACAAAGCCCATGCCCCATAGCTCCTTGAGGGTTTGGGCCATACCAGTTTCGTGCGACGCGGCGCGCTTGCCGCTCATTTTCTGGATCGTGTCGCCGATCTCGTCCATCATGGACAGGCTGCATGGCCGATCGTGAAGAAGGCCATAGACCGCGCCCTGGGACATGAAATTGCTCTCGCCCACCACGTCGATCTTCGTGTCTTCAAGAATCTTGCGCGGGGCTCGGATGTAGTGATCCTTGCCGGAGCCGGAGGGCGCTAGGAAGACGGTATAGAGGTGGGTGGGCGAATAGGTGGGGCCGCACCAGTGGCGCCCGGTCATTGTCCCGAGCATGGCGACGGCA